TCAGTTGAATCTAGACGAAAACAGAGAGAGCCTAAAACTGAAGCTGAAAAGGCTTTAATGGCTCAAAGGACAAAAGAAGGTTTACAGGGTTTAGCTATAGGTCCTGTAACAGGTCTTCTTGGTCTTCCTTCTGACATAATTGATTTAGCAGATATGGCAAACGATGCCATAGCTAAGTATGGTGCAGACACAACCATAGCTCAGTTTTCAAAGTTAATAAAACCACAACTAGATGCAGTACAAGAAAAATATGGTAGAGATGCTTTTGATAAAGGTTTTACAGAACTAACAGGCATAAAGTCTGATCCAACTAAACCTGCACAATTTTTAGGTGAGTTAGTATCTTTGGGAGCTTTAGCTAGAGGTGCAAAAACAGGTGCAAAGGTTATAGGAGAAACTGTATCAGATACCTACAAAGGTGCTAAAAAATTATTTGACGATTCTACTTTGCCACCACCTGATAATCTAGCACTAGAAACTGCAGGTGCAACTAAACCTGTAGGACAGTTTGACCAAACAAAAAAACTATTAGACAAAGAAAAAGCAATAACGACAGAAGCACCAAACATAATACCACCTGATGAGTTTATGAATGCTCCTAAAACTACAAAGATGAGTATGGCAGGAGACAAAACTCCAACAGGAAAACAACAGATTGCAAAATATAAAGAGCTAGATAAAACAAAAAAATATAATCCTGATGAACTTTTTGAGATGACAGGAGTTTATAAAGGTTCTGATGGTAAATTTAGATGGGAGATAGACACAACTGATGCCGAGATAAAGAATATTGATACATTTAAAATTGCAGAAGATGAAGATGCTTTTACTCTTTCTAGTTTATTAAAATTTGATAAATTATATCAAGAGTATTTTGAGCCTATAAAGGTTGTAAGACCTTCTGCTACTTATAAAGGACAGTCTGCTCGTTTTAAGTATAAACCTATAAAAAATTTAAGTGTAATACTTAAAAAAAAATCTACAGATAAATCCGACTATGCTACACAAGGAGAATATTATCCTTCTAGTGACATGATAATTTTATACACGGATAATATATATACTAAAGCACTTATGGATCAAAATAGATTTAGTTTTAGTACAGGTAAAAAATTAAATGTTGATGACTTATACAAATATAGATTAGAAAGCACTCTACTTCATGAAGTACAACATGCTATTCAAGCAAGAGAAGGTTTTACAAGAGGTAGCAACACAGAGAATTTTTTACGTGATGGTTATGGGCAGGATTTAAAAACAAACGATGCTTTACTAGATAATTCGTATTTTAATTTCTTTAATAATTTTGAAGCAGAGGGTGTATTAACTACTAGAAGACAAAAAGATGATCTTGATTATGCGTCAAAGTATATAAAGAAAACTCTTGAACAAGGGAAAAACTTTTTAGAGGGTTCTTCAGGTGGTATTAACTTTATTAATGGATTGTCAGAGGATGTAGCTAAAAATTATTTAAAGGATATAAATCTGCCTCTTGATACCAAATTTAAAATAGTGAAACAATATGCAGAAAAAATTAAAGATTACAATAAAAATAAAAGTCTATTAGATGCAGAGTATAATACTGCGTATAAAAAGTATAGAGATTCATACGGAGAAAAAGAAGCAAGACTTGTACAAAAAAGATTTGAAAGAAGATTAGATTTAAAAGCTCAACTTGAACAGGCTATTAAAGAAGGAAAGAAGCCATCAGGAGATTTTTTAAGTATAAAAAAACAAATGTCTGCTTATGAAGGTATACCTGAAAATATGAGAGGACAAACTCGTGCAGAAAGAGATAGATTAGATAAATTAGCAAGAACAGACCCTAAAACAGGTAAAGTTAAACCTAAAAAGTCTATAAAAAATTTAGCGAAAGGTGGAGACATGAAAAAACAAATGGACTTATTTCAAGAAGGTGGACTGAAAGATGAGGGTGGCACAGTAGACCCTGTATCAGGAAACGATGTTCCACCGGGTTCTACACAAGAAGAAGTAAGAGATGACATAC